TTCATCAGGTGCCAGGCCCCGCCGTCGTAAACATCGACCCCCACGAGCCGGTAGTGATCTGCAGCGAGGGTGTAGGAGTCGGTCCCGGACACGACGCTGATGTTGGCGCTCTCGGCGTAGTGGTCCTTGTTGCTCGCCACCACCAGATCGTAGAGCTCCGCCAGGCTGGCGTTGATCATCCGAGTCATCTGGGGCTCGTCGATGTACGCCAGGTCTACGTCGGCCAGCTCGTAGACCTCCTGCTGCAGCTCGGCCAATGTCCGGTTGCGGGCCATCCTAGAGGTTGTTTCCCTTCAGCCAGATCCGCAGATCGAGAACTGCGCTGTCGGGATCTGTGCTCGCGCTCGCCCCCGAGCTCTGAAGTCTCGCGGTTAGGGTGATCGTCTTGCTAGTCGAGACGAGGTTGGAGGTCAACGCGAACGTGTAGTCGTTGATACTGCAGGCCACGTCCACGCCGAGAAGCGCGACCCACTTGTGCCTGAGCGTCACGACGATAACGCCCTCCGCGGACCTGGTGACCGACGCGACCTCTTCCCCTCCGTCGGTGACCGTGTACCCGTCGGTGTGGATGGCTGCAGCGGCGGTGATCTTGGCGCAGACGAGCCATGGTTCATACTCGTTGCTGAAGACTCGCCCAGCGTTGCGTGCTCCGATGCTTCCCATGGTTCTGCTCCTGCTCCTGCTACTGGTTCAGGTTCTTGACCCAGATCCGCATGCCGATGACGGCGGCGTCCGGGTCGGTGTCGGCGCAGCCCGAGTCACCATGGGGCCTGCACGTGACGCTGATCGTTTTGTCGGTCGAGACGGTGTTGGCCGTCACCACGAAGATCTGGTCATCGATGGAGCAGTCGAAGTCGACGCCAAGTAGCGCCGCCCACTTCTGCCCGAGGGTGAGGGTGATCTGGCCCTCCGCCGCGCGGACCGCCGATGCGATGACCTCCCCCCCGTCAGTGATGGTGTACCCGTTGGCCTCGACATCTGCCTTCCCGGTGATCTTGGCGAAGAGGACCCACGGCTCGAACTCGACCGCGAGCACCTTCCCACCGTTTCTCGCTGCAAGGTCTCCCTGCATGTCTTCTCTCCTCGAAAACTGGGCGAGGGGATCGGGAGGGGAGAAGGGCGACCCTTAATCCCCTCGCCCGTCAGGCTACCTAGAAATCGTAGCGTGAGTTTCCCGACGGTCCCTTGCAGCGGAAGTTCCCCCAATAGGCGGCGCGAAATTCCACCGCGTCCTCGGACTCCATCGACCTCGCCTCGACGATCCAGCGAGGGCATGGCCCCATGCTCTTGAACTCCCACGTGTTGAGGGTCTGGACGAACACCGTCGCCTCGGGACAGTTTCTGTCCGCGAAGCAGTCCAGCACCGAGCCACCCGCGTGGATGCGCATGGAGTCGAAGCCGAGCTCGGCGACGACATCGCCCTTCGCGTTGGTCACGGGGACAGACACCTTCTGATAGATCGCCTTGCTTCCGACGGCAACGATGAAGTCCTTGAAGCGGTCGGTTCCCATGTAGACGGTGTCTGGCGAGAAGGGGCTGTGCTTGTTGACCCGCGAGGCCAGCAGCTGGATCACCTCTTCCGTCGATAGACCGGGGTTGGTCGTCGATGTGTAGCGCCCGCCGCCCAGGCTCACCGTGTCAGCCGAACGATCCACGCCGAAGAAACTCTCGGAAGCCGCCGGAGCCGTGCTCGGGTTCCAGCCCCCAAAACCGACGGGGAGCTTGCGATCGGAGGCGGTGACGTAGTCACCCTCGACGAAGATCGAATCGTGATCGGTGATCGACGTGACGCTGTCGACGTATTCCGCGCACGTCATCGTCCCTGCATCGCGGTTGATCGCGCTGACGGTCAGCGTGCCCGTGCGCAGCGAGGAGGCCTCGTTCGCCGCGAATTTCAGCTTTTGACCAACCTCGAAGTTCACGGCGTCGGTCAACGTGTCGAGGGTGAGTGTGTAGCTGTGGCTCGGGGTGTCGATGACGCCGACCTTGCCGGAGCCGTTGCCGTAGGTGCGGATCCCGAGGCTGCGGTTGAGCGCGAGCAGCGCAGAGTCGGCGCTGTCGGTCATCGCGGTCAGAAGAGCGGCCTCGTCGCCCTCGCTGGCGAGCAGGGTCTCCGTGTCGATCGAGCCCACGGCGTAGTCGCGCGCGCGCGTGAGCAAGAACTGTTTGCCCTTGCTTGGGTTCTTGTTCGCCTGGGCCGTCGCGAACAGGTTCGATCGCCCGGTCATCGGCGCGTAGATCACGCCGAAGGCGAAGTTGTTGCCGCCGAACTTGAAGTTCTTGGGCATCCTCGCGTACGCGACGTTTTTCTCCGCCACGGCGGTGAGCATCTTGGTCTCGTCGTAGACCGTCTTGAGCGCGTATGCGAACTGAGTGAGATTGAGTGTGCCGGCCATGAGACTCCCTCGCTTGCGTCTGGCGCTTGCGTGGTAGTCCCGGCACTGCGGCCCTTTTCAGGGTCTGGGGTCTCATCTTGGCCGAGAGGGTCTTCTACTACCTGCTTCGAGCCCGATCTGGTTTTTGGGTTTAGGTTTCCTCTCTCGATTTTCGCAGGTACGCCAGGGCCAGATCCTCTTTCTCGCTCTGAGTGAGTTTCCGGTCGATCACCTGGGGCTCCTGCTTCGTTGCCTGCGTTAGCGTTTTACTGGTGCCAGTCTGTGCTACCCGGTCTTTTTCTGCTGGCGTGGTCTTATCGCCCAGTAACGCTATGAGTTTGCTTTGAACTGATGGTAGCTTGTTGAGTCTTGAAATGCTACTGAATATCCGATCTGTATATTCCTTCTCCATTTGCGCAAGAAGTTCCCCGTAGTTGGGCACTTCGCGATGCCGCTCATAGTGTGCTCCGGCCCTGCCCAGGGCATCGCGCAGGACCGCATCCCCCTCCTCCGACAGTGCCGCGAGAACGCTGTAGCGGTCGCCCTCGCGGATCGCATTGCGGATCGCCCCGAGCTCGTCCCGCTGGGCCCGCTGACCGCGTTCCTGTGTGATCTGTCCCTCGAGGGCCTCGAGCCGCTTCAGCAGTGCCTCCTCGGTGGCCGTGGGCTTGGGCTTCTCGCCGTTGCCCCCGAGCAGCCGCTCGGCGATGAGCATGGGGTCGGCCCCGAGAGCCCTCACGGCTGAGAGTGGATCCTCTGCGGCGCGTTTCTTGATGTCCTGCCACTCACTGAGCTGCCCTTCGCTCGCGCGCAGCCTCTCCTCGCGCCCGTAGAGCTCGCGGTCTCTCCTCGCAAGGTCTTTCTCGACGCGGGCCAGTCGCTGGTCGATGGTCTCTCCATCGCCATCCCGGGCCACGCCCGCCGGAGGTGGGGAGGCCGGATCACCCTCGGGGGCGGTCACGGTCATCATCGGGGGATCGGCCGAGGCCTCCGTTGTGGTCGTCGGCGCGTAGAGCCCGAACGTCTTCGTTTCTTCCGCCATGGTCTTTTGCTCTCCTTGGTCACATCACGCCCGGAGGAAGGCCACCGGGCATCATCGGTTGCCCCGCCGGTCCCATCGGACCGGGTGGTCCGGGCATCGGGGGCTCAGGTTGCATGGGAGGCCCTCCAGGGGGCATTGCGGGCGCCGGAGCGACCTGGGGCTGTAGGATGTCTACCGCCTGCTCTATCCAGTCCAGGATGAGCTGTCTGCACTCCTCAGGGGCTCCCTGCATGCGGGCCCGGAGTACCGCGCTCTGCATGCGGGGGATCGCCTCCGCCAACGACTGGTACGGCTCGGGGGCATGCCACTCGCCGTGGACAAGCATGCGCTCGATCATCCAGTCGATATCCTCTTGCCCGGCCAGCTCCAGGCTGTGGAACTGTTCGAGGTCGGGGAAGTTCAGCAGGGCCTTGCCCTGGGCCTGGTCGACGAAGCCGGCCTGAATCATCTCCTCGACGGTGGCGAGCCGGCCCGCCGGCTGGTAGGGCAGCATCGACGAGGGGAAGACCTGGAGCTCGTAGCAGTCGCGGTCCAGGTTCACGTCGGCCCACTTGATCCTTTCGATCTTGGAGCCCTTCTTGTAATTCGTCGACCACTTGGGGTTTCTCTTGGCGATCTGCGCCGCCATCGCCACGGTGAGCTCCGCCAAGTCGAGCCAGGCGTCATCCCACCTACGGTTGAGCCCCGCGTGCCGCCCGCTCTCCTGGTCGGCGAGCACGCGCAGCGCGCGGCCGCTCTCGATCCCCGCCGGCTTCACGCTCTGCGCCGAGAGCTGACTCACACCCGCATCCTGGAAAATGTGGCTGATGAGCTCCCAGACGAAGCGGAAGACCTCCGATGACACCGACGCTGGCATCTCGGTCTTCGGCGGGGCGCTGCCCTTCTTGTAGGTGACGATGTTTCCGGGGCTGTTCTTCAGGTGGCCTTTCTTGACCGACCCCTCCTCCACGTAGGTGTTGGCTTGGCTGTAAAGGTGCATCGCGTCCTGGATGCGTCCGAAGAGCTTGTTGGCTTGTTTCTGCAAGGGCTCCTCTTTCTCGACGAGCCCGGCCGGGTACCAGCCGATAACCGGCGTGTCCCACGAGAAGAACGAGAAGGGGAAGGTGTTCAACTCCCAGCCCTGCTCTTCGATGGGCGTCAGCGTGGCCTTCTGCAAGGTCACAACGTGTTTCCCATCGTCTGCGCCCTCTGAGCTGGGGAGATGCCAGGCCTCGCGCACCTCGACGAGGTCGGTAACGGTGGCGGTCCCGGACTCGGGCCGGGATTGCAGGTTGCGCCCTGTCTCGTTGGCGATGCTCTCCTCGCTGGCGGGGTACTGAGCGATCAACACCTCCGCCGGCCAGTAGCCGACCTGGTAGAGACAGCGGGGGGCCGCGGAGATCGCCGCCTGCTCGTCGACGATCAACTCCCACGGCGGAGTGCTCTCGAAGCCCAGCCGATGATCGGCGCTTTCGTAGGCCTTCATCGCGCCGAAGCCCACGGCCCCGGCCCGGACAAACCAGAGCGCGGCGAGCCTCTGGACGCGGCAACGATACCACTCGCCAGCCACAAACTTTTCGTACCCCTCCGCCTTGAGTTTCATCGACCAGCCGTCGGGCCCGTCGGTGTCGGTGAGAAACTGGGCGCGGGGGAGCTGCGTGGAGATGCGCGCGGCGAGGGTGGCCAGGACTTGCTCGATGGGATTGAGGACCAAGCGGGGCTCACCACCCATCAGGCTCTTGAAGGCCTCCTCCTCGGAAACCCTCGCGCCCGGGGTGAAGCCCGATACTGTCTTGTTCAGGAGGATCGAGAGGTAGCGTCGCCACCTCTCGTTGCGCGCGTTGACATCTGCGGCCAGTCGCTGAAGGACATCGTCAACGCCCTTGTGGTGATCTTCGTCAACTTTCCACCAGGTGTTATTCCCACCACGCATCATTGGAGCTCTCCGCGCGAGCCTCGACGAGCGCTAACATCCGCTGCTCTTCGAGTTGTTCTTTGGGTAGCTCCGGGACTGGGGCCTCGTAGCGATAGTGATAAGCGTGCCTGTAGGCGACGAGAAAGGCGTCGCAGACGTCGTTTGGCGCACCTGGCTGCTCGATCCTGCGACCCGTAGAGAGCACCTTCCAGGTCAGCCCCTGCATCTCCTCGACGTGGGGGCTCTTCTCGGGGACGCAGATCTTGATCTTGTTGAGGGCGAGGTCGTTGTTCACGAGCTCGATCCATGCGTACTTGTCCGTCTTCTCCGCGGGCATAATTGGCAGGTCGTAGCGCCTCCTGAATTCCTCGAACAGCTGCTTGTGGGCCGGGTCGCCGACGATGTCGATCGTCCCGTGTGGCTCACAGAGCGCAACGTAACCCCGCACGAATGACGCCGCCTTGTCGAGGAGCATCTCTTTTTCCGAGTAGCTTTCGATCTCGACGAAGTGGGGGCTGTCCTCGCGCCAAACGCAGAGCGAGAACGCGGTCTGGTCATCCCAGCCAAAATCGAGACCGAGCACGTAGCGATCTCCAGCGTGATGCTCCCATTCCGCGAGCCCATTCTTGTCGGGGTCGAAGCCATACACGCGCTGTCCGCGCTCGATGATGGTCTCTCCGAGATAGTTCCGTCTGAACCTCGGGTCGTCGACGATGTCGGGGTTCTCGGCGATCTGCTGGTCCCTGTCGGCGATGAACTTCGCCCTCATCCATGGGTTGTCCTCGGTGGTCCAGCTGTGGACAGACCAGCCCGGCTTGGTCGGCGAGGGGACACTAGACATGTTTACGCGCTCGGGGAAGCCCTTGATGACCTCGTGGAAAAGGCCGCGGGGGATGTAGCCAGGGATCGACGAGAGATAGATCTGGCCCCCGAGGTCGATGGCGCGGGGGCGCAGCACGTCGACGATGAAGCTCTCGAGGTCGACGTGAAAGAACGCCGCTTCGTCGAATGCCGTCCGTCGAAACTTTTGCCCATAAAGTCGGTCCATCCACCCTGGCCTGTCGGCGCCGTAGATCCTGATCCACGAACCTCCGGGCATCGTGATGCGAAGTCGACTCTCGGTGAACGTGCAGCCCAGGTGATGGTCACGGTCGATCTCCTTGGCCTCGGGCCAGGCGATCTCTGCCGCGCTGTTGCTGGTGAGGGCGATGAAGTTGTAACGGTTGCCCGGGTGGCGCAGGCCATCATCGAAGAAGTCGGTGAGCACCGTTCGAGTCTTGCCCGCGCGCGCCGTGGTCCAGATGCACTTGAGCGTGGAGGGGTCACGGATCGCGGCGAGCTGCTCGGGGAAGAGGGAGTCAGTGAGGTCTGCGCGCCGCGTCCATTCTGAGACGAGGTCGGCGGGGACATATTGGTCCCAGTTCCCCATCAGGAGGATAAGCCACAGGGCGAGCAACTCACGGCCTCACACTTTCTTCTTGGGGACCTCGACCGTCTTGGGAGCCTCATTCTGGGGCTCGGGCTCGATAATGAGCTTCTGCACGTTGCTCCACGGAATGAACTCGTGGAGGCCGCCCTTGCGGTGCAGGAGGATGCCCGGAGGGGACACGCTCACCTCAATCTCGAGATTCGCGTCAGCGGCATGGGCGTTCTTGCCGTCCGCGTCACTCATCAGTCTCGCCAGTTTCACTTTCACGGTAACACCGCCATGTAGGGGTTGAAGCTCAGTCGCCAGCGCTCGGAGTGATAGCGCGCCGCTCGAGCGGGATAGGTGAACCACAGAAGTTGGTTGCCGAGGGCGGGGAACAGAAAGCGCAGAAGCGTGGTCGCTACGCCTCCCCTCCGCCAGGTCGATCGGACGTAGAGAAAGTGCAGAACCTGCTCGTCGCCCGACGTCTCGCCGCAGATGAACCCGTAGACCTGGGAAGGTTCCTCTGGGCAGCATGCCATCACGGTGGGCACCCTCGAGAGCAGGGGGACCACGACCTGGTGGACGTGCCGACGAAAAGCCTCGGGGCTCATCGCCGAGAAGGGGTCTAGCCTCCGGATCTGGCGAGCCCAGTTAGCCACCACGATCCCCTCGTCCCCGTTTGAGTAGGGCCGTACGAGGACCGAGAACGGGTGGCCAACCGGGCTCACGACGTGGTCACCTTCCCGGCCGTCTGCAGCGCTTCAAGCGTCTGCTCGAGGGTGAGGCCATGTTGCTTGCCGACGTGGTAGGCCATGGCCGTCAGGACATCGGCATCGGTGAGATCAGACGCCGCGCGCCGCGGTCGCTTCGCCAGCGAGTCGAGCAGGGAGCGACAAGCCAACCGCGCCGCCTGAGCGCGCCGTGAGTCGAGCCGCCCGGTCAGTACCTCGTGAGTGATCCGCCCGAGCAACGCGTTCACCTCATCCGGGGTGGAGA